TCCATTCTCTGCAGTATTTAGACTTTCTAGGGAATAGCTTCCAGAAAGTTTTTGCAGCCAGTTCATCAAAGGTAAGGAGGCAGTCACTAGCCTCAAATATTGTATCTAGACCTCTCCATATATTTATCATGCTTATAGAGGCATGAGGTTGCCTAAGCAGCTTTGCAGAATCACCGGTATTTGTCTCTAACATATGTGCATCAACATGGAAGTACAGATCCCACGGAATTTTATTGCAACCTCTGTCAGCAACTGCACCTAGCTTGCTTAATAAAGTGGTGCGGTCTACATTCATAAGGGCTTGATTCATTATAAAAGACATCTCATTAAATATGTCCAGATAAAAATCCATTGTGTCTATGGTGCAGTTGTTGAATACACTAAAGTTCTTGTAACTCCCTTGGGAAGGAACAACTGTTAGCATCAGATGTTCATTTTGTTCAGCTGTCAATTGAGCCAGCTTCACTGCCAACTGATCCTTACCGAGGGCGGATAGATCACTTACAAGATCATCATAGGTGCTGTCCTCACTTGTCAGTGCAATGAGTCTTTTCACTTGGATCATCAGCGGCTCGGGTACCAGACTCAGTAGGTCAGCACCGCTGAAAAGCTGTATCAAGCTCTCTCTGTCCTCCTTTATGTTGGATATATGTGATGAAATGAGGTTCCAAAGATAGTCTCTGATTGAAATGTCGTTGCCTACACTCCTGAACATGATAGCATATGCTGCTGTTTCTGGGAAATGGCTCCTGATGCCTTCAACATCAACATTCCCGCTGTACTTAGGATCCAGGAACTCTGAGGTGTACCTATTCATGAAAATTGATTTCACGTTGGCAGGTGAAGCATCCAGATCAATGACATCTGTCAGTTCGCATAAACCTAGTTTATTTATCAGCAGAATGTCCAGAGAAGCCACAGATAGGTAGTCATTATTTGAGGTGACATGGAATTTGCCATGCTGTCTTTTACAGGGTTTCTTCCCTTCTAGTCTGGTAACTGTCAGATTTTCATTGACCTTGAGTGAAGGGACTGAGACTGAGAGCTTATGATAAGGATATATGCCCATCTTACCTTCCTTATTCAGGCCAAGAGATAAGTTGGACCCGGTCAGTGCAGGTGTGAAAAGATACTGCAAGTCAGCCTCCTTCATCGCTAAGTCGATGTAGTATGAGTCTACTTCATCAAAAGTGTACTCAGTTGTCATATTTGTCTCAACAGAGACAACCTTGTTTCCTTGCACCCTGAATAAAAGACGTGCAGAATGCAGTTTAATGAAAAGCTCACCAGTGCGTGCCCACTGATCGCCAACGTGAACCTGCCTCTTGGGCCAAAACGACCAGGGTGAATAAGCCATCATATCGATGTCCCGCAGATCACTTGTTTGCCTGTAGTAGTCTAGCATTGCCCTGCCAACAGAAGTGGATGGCTCGAGCTCCTTGACCTGTGCCAGCCTCTTACCTTGTTGACCGCAGACACCGGTGTGAAGCACTGATTGCATCATGTCGTAAGCAGTTTGCTGACTCATTGACTCACCCAGTCTGATAGCAGTTGCCAATCTATGTGGTTCTGAGCTGAGGGTGATATCTCCATAAGTGATCTGTTCATTTGGGGGCCTGTAAGCACTGCCTTCAAGCTGGACATCTTTTGTGCAGCTAAAATTTAAGTGAGCCATCTTCATTAAGCCTGTTTCATCGTAAAGGAGCGAAGAGCCGCTGGGCAAGGTTGCGTACAAATAAACGTGCTTGCTCCTGGATTTTTTGCAGTAATCGAAGAAGTCCTTATAGGATTTTAATGTGCACGGTATGCCTGCATTTTCCATGTACTCTTTGACACTGTTGATTTCATCACCATAGAGCTGCCTTGGGCAAAGATATGTTGCCAGAGCCGGGTTAATTATGGATATAGCTAGCAGCATGGAGTCATATTCCGTCAACGGGAATGAAGAATATGCAGAAGTGACTATTTGGCATGGCTTCAGAGTACGATTCTTTATCCGTTCAACCAGATGCACTGCTGATCTCTGATCGAGCCAATCATGATAGTGGCTGAAACCAGTGAACTGGGATTTCAGCACTGGTTCGTAACTGCTGGGGGCTGTATTCTCGGACAGTGCAAGTTGGTAAGTGGTCTCAGAAATAGTCAACTTACCCTCTCCCATGTGCACACAGCGTCCTGATCTGAAATACTGAAGGTCAGCCAGTCTCCTGATGTCATTGAGATTCATGATACTGGATTGGAAATCTTTGCTGCTCAGCATCGCCTTAAACCAGTAGATGTTCATGGCTGAATTGTTTGTCTTATTGTTAGACCAGAACCATTCAGAATCACCGTGAAGCAAGCCTTTGGCAGTCAAATCAGGCAGACTGACCTTATCAAAGATGCTGAAATAGTTGGGAACCCTCTGCCCTGAAGAGAATCCAATGGAAGGCAGACCATCAGTAAAGTCAACATCTTGCATCACAGATACAAAATTGTAAGTTTTCCGGAACATGTCCACGTTATACCGCAGGAACATCATCTCATCAACTTGAGACCCATAGGCTAGGTAATAATGCGGTAAGCAATTCGGCCTGCCAAAGCAACTTGGAGGTGCATTGATGGGTTTGATGCCATACATCATTACATACATAGATGAAACTATAAGCAGCACTTTGTAGGCTTGGGAGATTGTTCCACCATTTGTCAGAACTTCAATCGACTTGCTGGTTGCTTGACGCATGTCAACTATA